TGTACCAAGTTGTATAATTGGATTGCTTGTTCCATTTGTACTAAAGGCTGAACACATCACAGTAATACGCTTCACCCATGACGGAATAGAAGTAAAGTCAATGCTTACACCCGATGTAGAGGCTTGCACAGGAGCAGAGGTAATCCCCAGTACCGCACCTGAATTTATCGTGACGCTTGCTGATCCATCAATAATTACGCTCATGCCCATGCTCCTACTGAAGTGTTAGAACCAGATGCACTAACTGGTGCGATGCGGATAAAGCTACCAATGGCAGTAGAGTAAGCCCCACCAGGTGCGGCTGACAGTGTGTACTGCGGAATGAATGTGCCGCCAGCGTTGACTGATACTGTGCCTTTAATAACAAATGAAATAAATAAGTTTGCAGAAGTTTGCGCACCAGTTATCACAGTGTTACTTGCAGTTTGAACAAACATTGCGTAGTCTGCTATCGCTACAACAGTAAAGCTAGTGCCGCTGGGATTTTGAACATTCAACCTGTACCCAATATTATTTACTGATGCTGTACCCCCAAACCCCACCCCAAAAGTGTGCGATGTTGTTCCAGCAGATTTGCTTACGGCAACAATCATTTCAAACTCATACACCGTGGCGGATGACAGTGTTACGCCAACACCAAATATGCTTTGTGCTGTAGTGACATTCCCACCAACAACCGCAGAATCAAGCCTGTAATACTGCTGAGTCGGAACAATGCCCCGCTGTGTGCCAACAGGTGTAGCGGCAAAGATTGGGCTTGAGTATTCAATCTGCCCAACAGCGGCAGGACTTGATAGCGTGTCAGAAGTTAAAACAAGTATTGACATGATTATCCTTCGAGCAAGAGGTTTATAGTGCCAGCATCGAACGTGTCTGCTGGATTTCCTGTGGAACTAGCAATAATTCGCAATCTATCTAATGTTCCCCCAAGTGCAATTGACCCTGCGGATGCTGTTAATATGTTAGAAGCCGAACTGTGTGCAATATTTCCAAATTCTGACCATGTATTCCCAGTAACATTTGTTATTAAAATTGCACCATGATGTAAATTAGCGGCTAAAACATTATTTGCAATACTAAACCCAGTAGACATATTAGCGGCTGTACCGCCAAAAGTAACAAAACCCCCCGCATACCCAGATATAGTATAAGAACCTGACCCTAATTGAACTTGGTATACATTTGTGCTGTTTGTACTAACACCAACAAACAGCACTGTCATTCGCTTCACCCAACTGGGGATGCTTGTAAATTCAACTGAAGTGCCAGATACTGAAACAGCAGTACTCAATGTATTGACAGCATTTGTCGCAGTGGCGGCTTGAAGTGTCAGCGTGTTAGACCCCGCAATAGCAGGTGCTGATACCGTTACAGCCCCGCTTGTGTCTCCTGAGATAACGATTGATGACATATTTAAACTCCTACTCTATAAGATTTAGTGTTTGCAAATTCTTTATGAAGCAATTCTGTTGCCAATTGGCGAACTTCAATTGCTTCATCTTCTGAGCTGTATGTTCCAAGATTTTTACACACTCCATCAATCCAAATCTGAGCAGACCATTTGTTTCCATATTCTCTCTTATAAACACCTTTGTTTGCCCTGCCAGCTTTTCCAGATACTCTATTTCTGCACTGTTCACTTCTTGTAGCTAACCGCAAATTATCTTTTTTATGGTTTTTTGGATTGCAATCAATATGGTCTATTTCTTGTGTAGCCCACTCACCATGATAAAGATACCAAGCAATTTGCCCAACAGAATATCCTTTAAGTTTTCCATTTACTAACAAATAACAAGTTTGATGTTCTTTTTTAGTTGTTTGCAAACTAACTTGTTTACCAGTTTTAAAACCAGAAATCCACATAAGAACTCCATCATCAGAAATTGTCCAAGAATTTCTGATTCGGTCTAATTCAAATTCTGGTCTTATTTTTATGGTCATAAAATTACCCACCTTGAACCACTAGGAACAGTGACAGCAGTTGATGTTGTGATTGCGGTACTAGATACAGTCTGTGATACTGAAACAGTATAAGTGCCTGTTGTTCCTGTGCCAGTTCCAAATGCACTAACAAATGTTCCAGCAGTTACGCCACTTCCGCTAATGATAGAACCAACTACCAAGACACCAGCACCAGTTGTGCCTGTAATTGTCAAGGTTGTTCCAGAAATAGCACCTGTACCAGTAAAGTTAGCCGCAATGGTAATCGGGCCAGTAGCCATAGCATTTTTACCAGCAGTTATTGAGTACCCCATAGTCACAGTCTTGGAGTTCTCGTAAAAGATGTCGTTTCCTGATGTACCAGTAGCACCACCACCACCTACAGATGCCCATGCTGTACCACTGTAACCCTCAAAGTTTGTAGTTGTAGTATTAAATCTAATTTGTCCAGCACTAGGACTTGCAGGTCGTTCACCAGTTGTGCCTTTAGACAGCAAAAGAGCACCAGTTGATGTAAAACTTGAATCAGCAGTTGCAGTCAATGTTGTGAAAGTACCAGCAAGAGCAGAAGTTCCACCAATTACCGTACCATTGATCGTGCCACCACTAATAGTTACTGATGGGAATACAGCAGTACCTGTAAAGGTAGGAGAGGCAACATCAGCCTTTGAATTGACAGCAGTTTGAATGTTGTCAAATTCAGTATTGATTTCAGTACCCTTGACGATCTTTAATGGGTCACCAGAAGTTAAGGTGTCCTTAGTCGCAAAGTTGGTTGATTTGGTGTAATTTGTCATGGCATTCCTTTAAGACATTCTGCCTTGTTTTGTCTGAATTTCAATCTTCTGGATTGACAATTGAGATGAATTAACAGTTGTTTCATATCCAGTTTGGACAACTTTTCCAGAGCCAGAGCCATTTGCCATCAATGTCTGCAAAGCAACTCCTTCTGAATAATAAGCAACTATAGTGGCATTTGCTCCATATTCTGCTATCCCATATTCAGAAACACCTTGGGCTGGAATCAATATGTTTTGAGATTGATAGTTTGTTAGGAAATCATATCCCCACTTGATAGTCACATATTGATTGCTACCACCAATGACAACAGCACTGATCTTTTTTATGATTGATGTTTGTGATTGGTTGCCTAAATCAGCATGATTGGTATAGTAGGCAAATTGATAGGTATTTGTATCATCAAGATACCCAAAGTATTTTCCAATATACCCATTTTTACCAATCAACAAATCGCCATTGCGTCTAGATAGAAACGATTTTGGCTCAATAGAATCCCATATCGATGCTCTATACGAACCATCAGCAAGAGACTTTCTAGTATCAAAACAAAATACTTGCTTAACAGTAGGTGCTGTCAACAAGTAAAACGCTTCTCTCTCAGAATAGATAGACTTGATATTTGCCATTGTCTCGCCTGACAATGTAGTCATCAAGTCATCACGCACATTTCTAGACAAGTCACGCTCTGGTGCTGACTTCTCTTGAATCGTTCTCATCAATGACCTGATGCCACTGTTGGACAAGAAGATAACATCTGTACTTGTAACCTGAATGGAATCTCTAGCAATGCAACCAATACCCTCAACAGTGTCGTGCAGAGTCATTGTTGATGGTGCAGTAGCACCAGAATAAACTAATATTTGACGCTTGCCAAAGATGAACAGAAATCCATTGTGTGCCGCTAAACCAGTGATCTCATCAGCACCATTGACCCAAACATTGTTAACATTCAATGAGCCAGCACTACCTGTTGCCCACACATGACCTGAAATCAAATCACTGAAAAATACAGTTGCATTGTTTGTTGTGGTTGTAGCCGCCCACAAACGACCATAAGCAGAGATGACATTGTTTGCATCAGGAACAGTAGCTACATAGCCTGCCTTCTCTGAAACTCTGCGAAATGTCGTAGTAGATACAGCAGGGTCATAAATCAATGGATTGTGACCAGACTGAAAGAAATAAGTGATGCCATTCAATGATGCACATTGCCAATTGCTTGCGGTAATGGTTGGTGCTGTACCCCCACCCCCATAGGTCAATTCAACAAGTGCATTAGCACCATCAAGTTTGAATAATTTATTGTTTCCAGCCAATAAAACAGTCAATGTTCCATCTGCTTCAATAAGTTCATGTATCACGCCAATATCGTTAGAACCAAGAGTTCCTGTTGATGAATTGACTTTTGTCCAGCCTTTTCTACAGCCAATACGACCATACTGGTCAATCACGCAATTAGTCGCAACCAAGGCAAATCCACTCTGCAAATCAAGTGGAGAGTCTTGTGTATTCAACCCAAAAAAGCCAGGGGCTGATACTGATGAAACTTGAATTTGTTGGCTCATACTGCCACAAACTCCTGATTCTCAGGATAGCGAGTGCCTTCTAAAGCAATGTAGTCAGACAACATTGACTTGTACAACAGATAAGCCTCAGATGAAGACAGACCACCATCTTCACCACGCTCTACCAATGCACGAGCATAAGCATTCTGAGAAACCAGAGTGTCAGCAACAGAAACAACAGTTGCATCTGATGACAAAGTAGCTTGTGGCACTGTCAAGGAAAACTTGATTGTGTATACACCATCAGGTATTGGGTAAAGATTTACCTTGGTGTTATAGCTACCATCAACTCCATCAAAAGCAAATTCTGTAGGTATTGAATTGACTAGTGGTGTGAAGTTTAGCTTGCGGTTCATGTCCACAAAGCTGATGTTTATCAAGCCAACATTGCTTGTGGTATTGATGACATCCATGACCTGAAACTTCTGTCCTGCGCCTGTCAAAGAATAAGATGAAGTCGAGGCCACTGTAGAAACAGTAACGGTTTGACCTAAAACATTCCACGCAAAAGCATCTTCAATTTGACGCTTTGCATCATTAACAAATTTGCCAATTAAAGTTGAATATGCAGTTTGTATAACTGTAGATACAGTAGGTTCACGCAACCTTACGAGGACATCGTTTACAAGTTCTAGATAAGTCATCTGCTTCCAGCCTTTGCTTTGTTCCTGTCGGATATAGCTTTAGCTTTTGCCTTTGCGTCAGCCTTTGAGGATGCACCCCATGCCTTTAGCGAAAGAAGCAGTCTTGTTGGTTCACCTTTCTTGTCGTATTCAGCACCATCGTTGCCAGCCATACGAGCCAAGAAACTTGCTCTGCGAGGGTTGTCCCCCGACTTTACTGGTGCTTTCAAGTTGCCACCAGTTTCTGCATTATAAGATGCTCTGCCCTTGGCATTCAACCCCCCTTTGGGATTTTGACCAGCTTTTGTTTGCCAAGTAGGTGATTTCATCTTTTACCTCATCTGTAACTAGCCGTTTTCTTTGCAATCTTTTTTGGTTGCTTTACAAACTGTTTACCAGCCGCAGTACCCTTGCGCTTGGCTTTAGTGGTTGCCGCATACTCAGCAGAACTCAAAGACTTGATTGCCGCCTCTGGCAAATACCTCTCGCCTGTCTCAGACGATGGTTTACCTGACTTGGTACGCCACTTCTGCTTACCCCAATCTTTGAGAGACTGCTGTGGGTCTTTCATTTCATCTTCTTAGCACATTTCCCCATTGCCTTGCACTTGCTTGGAGTTGGGCATCCAGCACAAGGTTTAAATGATTTGGCTGATTTAATTTCAATGACTCGCATAATTTTCTCCTTATTAAGTTTTGTACCCACCACCTTTAGCCTTGTATTCCTTAGCTAAAAGTTGTGCTTTTCTTGCTGACCACTCACCAGAGTCACCACCTGATGACCCTGCTTTAATCTTCTCAAACAAGGCTTTTCGCATGGTAGGCTTGGTGTAAACCCCTGCTTGATTGACCTTAGATTTGGTCTTCATTTCTTTTTAGCCTTACCAGCCTCAGATAAGGCAATAGCCATTGCTTGTTTTGGGTCTTTGACAACCTTTTTATTGGAAGTCAATTTACCCGCACCAAACTCTTTCATCACTTTACTGATCTTGGCTTGTGCTTTAGTCTTTTTCATGTCAGTACATTATCTTGGCTGTAATTGAGCCTGTAGTCCAAGCAGTAACATTGGCTCGCAAATATTTTGGTGCATTTTGGATAGTCACAATGCCATTGGCTGTTAATGCAGTACCAATAGTTGACCAGTTTGTGCCATCTAGACTGCCTTGAAATGCTACAGTTGCAGTAGTGATACCTGAAACTTGCAAGAATGCTGGCTGACCAGCGTCAGCCTGAACTGCTGTAGATGCGCCAGTTGCGCCAACAGCACTAAGAACTGTTATGGGAGTAGTTAAAGATGCCATTATTTACCTCTTGAAGATTTCTTCATCATGTTGGTAGCAGTCCTACCACCACGCATAGGCATACCCTTTGGCTTGCCAATAGCAACCATGACAGTTACAGGAATACCCTTTTTCTTGCCGTATTCTTTTGCTTCTTTTTCCCCTTTTTCGGTGTAGGGAAACTTCTTTTTTCCAACTGAAGGCATAGTATTCTCCTTATTTCCAGAGTCGATCAGCAACAAAGGTAATCACACCGCCCATGAATGAAGCGATAGTCATACCCATCCAAAATCCACCTTTGCCTTTGTTGGCAAGTTCAAGTAATGATTTGACATCTGCGCTCAGTGTGTGCATCTCTTTTTGGAGTGCCTCAACTTGAGCCTCTAGCTTACCGAAATCTCTTGCGTCAAATTCAGACATTTTCAACCTTTCGAGGTCTACCCATACGCTTGATTGTAGGAATGACAGGCGCAAAAGCGGTATCTGTACGCTCAGAATCAACTGATTCTATGGTTACTTCTGGTTCGTCAACTCTCACATAACCCTGATGACCCTTCATAGAATCAATATCATGTTGATATGTAAAAGTCACAGTGTTACCTGATTGAAGACAACGAAAAGTAGCCATAAAACCCTTAAATGAGAAAGGGGGGACTAGCCCCCCTATCTTTACACCATACGGACAACAATAATATCCATAGTGGCTGATGCCAAGTCTGCTGTAGAACCTGACTCGTTTTGAATGCGAAACTTGACTGTGTTTGCGGCACTGACATAGCCAGTAACTGTTAAACCAACCAAATCTACAGCCAAAGATGCACAAAGAACCATGTCACCCAAAGCGACACCAGCTACTGTTACATCATCTGTTTCGCCAGCACCATCGACTAATGAGCCAGCGTTTAAGGTACAAACAACTGACCAAGTATCGGAGAACAAACCCCGAAAACTGTCATTGCCTCTGCGTGTTACAACTGCACTTGCTGTTGCCATTTTTGTTTCTCCTAATAGGTTAAAAAAGTCCCCCTACCCCTATTTCTAGAGATAGGAGGGACAACTGCAATTAGGCTGGAACGATCAAAGCAAACATTGATGCAGACTTAGCCGCACCAGAGCTTGCTGCTGAACGCAGAATTTGCACTCCATACAGCGTGT